TTATGAATCTAACTCCACAATTGAGGACACGTATTTCTCGTAATCCTTTATTCGATTTTGGTCAAGTTTCTTACTAATATGTGAATAAACATCGGCAGTTACCATCATGCTTTTATGACCTAAACGTTCTTGAATGTATTTCATATCAGCGCCTGACTCTAAAAGTAAAACAGCATGTGTATGCCGTAATGCGTGGATAGGCATTTTATTTATGTCAGCTCGCTTTAAAATACGATTAAACGCATTAAAAAGGGTGGACTTAGGTAAAAAATTCCCGTCAACTCTGCAAAATACTAAATTGAGATCATGTTTATAATCATCCTGTAACATTTGTTTATTCTCAAATTGCCACTTCTTATGTTTTTGTAAAGCAGCAGAAAGGGAAGCGCCAATTGATATTCTTCTTTTGGATTCATAAGTTTTAGTTTCGCCGAAGAGTTCAGCAGCTGTTTTTGCAGAAAAATCTAGGGTGTTTTTAATGTCTATGTAATTCTCTCTTAAGTTGATATCTGTCCATTGAAGAGCAGCAGCTTCACCTTTACGCATACCGGTCTCTATGAGCGTTCTGAAAAAAATGTAATATATATAGTTATACTTATATGCTTCCTGAAGAAATTTCGGAATATCCTCAGAAAGCATGTATTCGAGTGTACCTTTTTTCTTTTCATTCTTATTTGATATTGTGGCCCCGTAACAAGGGTTTTTTGCTAATTTTCCTATGATGACAGCTTTACTAAAAGCGTTAAACATTGTACCGTGTATAATTTCCACAGTGCGTTTGCTGTACCCCTGATCAGTTAAAAAGTTAAGGAATTTTTGATACATAATAGGTTTAATATCTGTAATCTTGATGTTTTTGAAGTAAGGAAGAATATGATTCTTGATGTTTCGTTCGTGGAGTTCATATGTATTCTTTCTAACGGTGTCTTTTTTGTATTCATGTAGCCAACTAAATAAAAATTGCTCAAGCGACATGGTTTCTGTATCAAATTCAAATCCAGCAGCTATTTGCTTTTCTTGTTCTGCAGCAGCTTTTTGAGCTTCTTTCTTTGTTTTAAAACCACTTTTTGATTTTATTTTGTATTTGAGAGTAAAAGGGTCCTTATAGGACACACGATATTCCCACTTGTCTCCTCGCTTTCGGTATGTAGCCATTATTTATCATCTCCATTATTAAAAAGGTAGCTCTTCTTTTTTTCTACTTTCATATTCATGTTCCCAATCTATTAAAAGTTTGTTTAAGTAGAATGTGGAGGCAGAACCACAGCGTTCACAAAAACGTGCATTTCCTTCCAAAAGATTTTGGCAGCCTTCTTCCTCATGCCACATTATTCGATTTTGTGAATTATGATGTGTAAATTCATCTACTGAAAGACCCGTACATTTGTTAATCAAATAAGTACCGCATACATGACAGTAATCCCCATATACTTGTTCATTTGCACATGTTGGACAATCAACGGCTCTACTATTATTGTCTAATATAAATTTAGTGTATTCCATATGTTCTTTCTCCCCCTGTATTAAATTAACGCTCCCACATACTTTACAGTATGAAGCTTGTTTACTTATAAAAAAACACGAACAATTCAAACAAGTTTTTCCGTATTTGTGTTTATGTATAAAATCTCTAAATAAGTTATGCGTAAAATGGTCTTTAGAATAACTTATCCCTCTATTGATTCCATTTATGAAAAAATTTAAAATGTTGTTTGCTGCTTCGAATGAAACATTAAAAATATCTGAAATTGTATTTGGATCGGTTGGTTTTAATTGATAAATTAGGCTCTGAGGTGCTAATAGATTTCTTGCAAAGCAATTAGCTTCTTTTTCAAAAACATCATATTCCTCTTCTGTGAGTGAATTTCTTGTATATATTGCTTTGTTGGTTATTTCATTGTGTTTTAGCATGAAGTGGCCTAACTCATGAGCGATAGTCCAACGAACTCTCCCTAAATTTTCAATGGTATCGTTATATAAGATGAGGTATTGCTGTCGATTTTTTAAATACCAACAACAACCTTCATTACTATTAGTTAGCTCACACACTTCCTCAATTGTATATCCCCACTTTTTAGCAAACCAAGAGTACTTTCTAAGTTTTAAATTAGAGAATTGCTTTGTTAGTTTTTTAAATTTAACAGGGAAATCTCTGACGTCAGCTAGTTGAAGCAGTTTATATGCTTCTCTCTCAGCTTTATCGTAATTCGGTCTAAATATCATCTTCATCGTCATCTTCCTCGAAAGCGTCCACGAAAGACAATTTTATCATTTCAACCATGCGTTCCATTCTATCGCGGTCAGCACTATTCTTTAATTTTGTTTTTGCCCTTTGTATTTGTCTTAAATCTTCGTCTAACGGATCTAATTTTCCAATTGGATTATCTGAACTTCCTAATAAAAAATCGGTAGTAACTCCAAATATCTTAGATAGCTCTAATATTACGTTTCCTGGAGGAATAACACGTCCTGCTTCATAGTTGGCTATATTAGTTCTTTTCATTTCTAATCTTTCAGCAAGTGCTTCCTGTGAAATGTTAATGGCTTTTCTACACTGTTTTATGCGCATTCCCATGCGCTTTTTTTCTTCTGGATTCATTTAAGAAACCCCCAAATAAATAAAATTCATTTTAAATGACGTTTTTAGGGTTGACGTGTTTTTAAATGACGTGTTAAGATGATCTTGTCAGTTTAAAGCACAAAAATAGAAAGGAGATCATTTAATGGATACACGTCGAAGAGAACGATTTCGAAAATATCGCAGTCAGTTTAAAATCTCTCAACGTCAGCTTTCTTTGGCCCTGAATGTTAGTGAAAGCCATATCAGAAACATTGAGAGTGGTCGTGGCAACCCAGATGTGAAACTTTTATTCCGAATAGCTAATTATTTTGGAACAAGTGTCGAAGACCTTTTTCCGGATTTAGCAGAAGAACAATTTTAGTCTCACTTATGTCATTATTATAAACCGTCATTTAAAATAACGCAAGGAAAACTGACGCTTATAACTTCAATATTTTATATTTTATTCAATTTAATGTAAAAGGAGTGGTGTTAAATGATGCCAAATGTTTTAAAAGACAATAATCAACTATTTATTAATAGTCGTGAAGTTGCGGAGATGATGGGTAAGAAACATTTCCACTTAACAAGAGATATTGAAGGTTATATACGAGTAATATCAACCAATCCAAATTTGGATTCGAGAAATTTTTTCATTCCATCTTCCTATATGGATGCAAAAGGAGAATGTCGTAAGTGTTATTTGCTTACTCGAAAAGGTTGTGACATGGTTGCAAACAAAATGACAGGTGAAAAAGGTGTTTTGTTCACAGCTGCTTATGTAACAAAATTTGAAGAAATGGAAAACAAACTTAAGCCCAACATTCCTCAGTCATTACCAGAAGCTTTACGGCTTGCTGCTGATCTTGCAGAAAAGAATGAACATCTTCTTCTGGAAAATGCACAGAAAAATCAAATGATAAATGAGCTACAACCTAAGGCATCTTACTATGATTTGGTTTTACAAAATAAATCCTTACTTTCAATCAGCAAGATAGCTAAAGACTATGGAATGAGTGGAACTAAGATGAACAAACTTCTCCATGAGTTAGGAATTCAATTTAAGCAGGGGGACTGTTGGTTGCTATATCAGAAATACGCTGATAAAGGTTACACACAAAGTAAGACTCACGCAATCGACTCTGATAAAAGCAAGCTTCACACTTATTGGACTCAGAAAGGCCGGTTGTTTATCTATGAAACCCTAAAAAATAAAAAAGGTATACTTCCGATAATTGAACGAGAAGAACGTGCATCGTAAAGGAGGTGAGTAGGGGTGATTGAATTAACAATGAAAGCTGATTCTGATTTATTTAAAAACAATTTATATGATTTGCTTCAAGAAGTGGCAGCTTCAATAATCGAGGACAATCGAAAAGAGCATGAACTTCCTTATATGATCAGTAAAGCTCAACTAGCGAAATACATTTTTAACGTCAGTTCTCAAACGCTTGACGCACATGTGATTTACAGGGAGGACTTTCCTAAATTTAAAGTAGGGGAAAGAATATTATTTCCTCGAGACATGGTTTTAGAATGGATTCGAAAAAATATGGAAGTTGTTGAGTCTATAAAGACGAGAGATTAAAGGAGGACCAAAATGAAAGAACTACCCGCACATGTTGAAGAAAGACTTTACGAATTTTTCATGAAGTACTCTGTACCACGGATTCTTAAAAAGGAGGCTAAGATGAAAAATGCTCTTAAGCTTGCTGCTTTCTTTGCAGAATTTGAGCAAAAAATGATTAAAAAGAACCGATTAAAGGTTGCTAATTTCTCTAATAGACAAATGGTGAGACAATGTCATGTCTACTTAGAACTGAAAGGATTTGAAGAATGAAACTAAATCAATTTCTTGCATCAGATAAGGGCAAAGCTAAACGTAAATTGGCATCCGCACAGTTCCTATTAAACGAACTGCTTCCAGATGAAATAGAGAACAACAATTTTGATGAATGTATTGATCTTTGTTTATCGGCTGCTGAAATGTTCAAAGACATCAAACGGATGCATCATCCTGAACAAGTCGTTCAGCTACATGAAATTGCAACTCAATTTCTAAGTAAAGGTCTTGATGTCTCAATTGTAAGGAGGCCAGCATATGAATCTTGAGCATCCAATCATAACGGAAATTAACCATTATGGCTATCCAAAAGAGTATCTCCAGTATGACCGGGATCGGGAAGAGGATGTCGATGAAGAAGATCAATAAAAAAAGCCCACACGGCAATGTGGACTAATATAAACAAAAACAATTCCATTTTAAATGGATCTCTCAACAAAATCAAATAGAGGAAGGTGTCTCATATGAATCCATTACAGGATTTTGAACTAAATGAAATTAATAACGGCGAACTGCCGGGAGACCGTCCACAATTTGAAATTACTGATATGAACAGCCTGAATTGGGCTTTCCGGAAAATAGCTGCACTTAAGTCGCAGGAAAAGGAAATCAAAGCACTGGCAGCCACAGAAAAGCAACGTATTGAAGAATGGGAAAGGCAGGAGCTTAAGCCTTTAGCTGACAGTCTTTCATTCTTTGAAAACCTGGTTAGTGTCTATCATACAAAGCAGCTGCAGGAAGACCCGAAGGCAAAAACTCTTTCCACACCTTATGGGAAATCTAAAAGCCGGACCACAAAAGCAGCGCCTAAAGAAGTGGACAAGGAAAAACTTCTGCAGCATGTGAAGGATGCCGGTATGGAGGAGTTTATAAAAGAGTCTGTGGCATGGGGCGATCTTAAGAAGACATTGACTGTCACTGAGCTTGAAGGTAAACCGATCGTAATTGATTCAAATGGACAAGCTGTCCCCGGCGTAGAAGTACAGCCAGAAACAATCAGTTTCAAAGTGGAGGTGTGATAGATGTTTCAAGTCACAAACGCTCAGCGTGAAAAAGAAAAGGCAATTGTCGGCTTTATCGGTCCGAGTGGTTCCGGTAAAACAGCCGGTGCCCTGCTGGTAGCTTACGGAATGATGCGTGAGGCATACCCAGAAGCAAGCGACGATGTAATCTGGTCGAAGATCGGCGTCGTTGATACCGAGCATCGACGCGCAAAACTGTACGCTAATTTGCAGTTTGATGAAATTCGCATCGGCAGCTTTAAGCATATTGATTTTACACCGCCATATACGACAGAACGATATCAAATGGCAGTCGAAACAATTAAGAACGCCGGAGCCGAAGTTGTCGTAATTGATTCACTCTCACACAACTGGCAGGGTGAAGGCGGAATAGTTGAAACACATGGCAGCATGTCCGGTAACTCGTTTCAAAACTGGGGCAAGCTTGCGCCGGAAACAACCAAGCTAATTAAGACGTTAACGCAAAATGATGTTCACATCTTGGCGACATTGAGAACAAAAACGGAGTATGTAGTGGAGCCCGATGATAAAGGCAAAATGGCTCCGCGTAAGGTTGGGACAAAGCCCGTCCAAAAAGATGAAATGGAATATGAGTTTATGCTCAATTTCACTATCGGCATTGATCATATGGCTGAGACGTCAAAAGACAATACGCGGATGTTTGAAGGCTCTTCAATCAAGCTAAACCCAGAAGTCGGCCGGAAACTTTATCAGTGGCTTGAGCTCGGTATTGACGTAAAGGCGGAGGAAGAAACAGAACGCGTCGGCTTGATTACTCACATCAAAATGATGATTGAGGGCAACGAAAAGGCTGCTCAAATGATTGAGGAGTTCCAGATTAAAGCAAATCAGAAGCTTGAACAATGGAATATCAAACTGGCGACAGCTGCCCTTAAGAGATTAAAGGCTGCGGGAGGTGATCAAAATGAAGCTTGAGGAAATCCGGCAGCGTGCCGATGCGGCAACGGAAGGGCCGTGGCGAATCGGGAAGCAATCACCCAACGGATTAAATAATATCGGAACAATTGGCGGATTATTGACCGCACAAACAACGAATGAAGATGACGCAAAATACATCGCACACGCCCGTCAAGACATACCCTGGTTAATTTCAGAGATTGATAGATTAAACAGTGGCATAGACAGCGTGCTTTATGATCTGAGAAATGAAGACATCACCAATCCACATATAGTGGAGCAAATTACTGAAAATCTTGTAGCAGTACTGAACGGCAAATAAAAAATTTGGAGGAATTAAATATGTTCACAGTAGACCACAGCAAAGGCGAAGCATTTGAACCAATTAAACCAGGCGAATATGAAGCGACAGTTATCAACTTTGAAGGAAAAACGGCTGCATCCGGCAACCAGCGTCTTGTCGTTGATTATGAGATCCGTTCCGACGTTGAGCAGCCATGTCAAGGGCAGAAAATTCTATATGACAATTTCACTGTTACAGATAATGCAATGTGGAGATTTCATCAAGCATCAAAGGCCGCGGGCTTCCCGAACGGAATGAAATTTAAGGATCATATTGAATGGGCGAATGCTTTCCTCAATAAACCGATCCGCCTAGTTGTCGGAGAAAGAGAGCATAACGGCAAAAAATATCCAGAAGTCAAAGCGTTTAAGCCGTCAGAAGCGCCGGCCCCGGATACCGGCTCAATAACAGTGAGCGATGAAGATGTACCATTTTGATCACAAGAAATACATTTGAGGGAGTGTATAGCTCCCTCGTTTTTAAAGGGGAGTTAATACATGTACGACTTTAAAAATATACCGCAAGAGCTAAAAAACGCCCCTCAGTGGATTTTATGGCGTTCGGAAGAGCGTAACGGCAAAAAAACGAAAGTGCCATATCAGATTGACGGCAGCATGGCTCAATCAAGCAATAAGCGAACATGGTCCACCTTTGCCACTATCATGAAGTTTTTCAATGAACAGGAGTATGACGGCATCGGTTTCATGTTTTCTAAAGATGATCCGTTCATCGGAATAGATATAGATCACTGTGTAAATGACGGTGTTCTATCTCCTTTCGCCCAGGAAATCATCCAGACGATCAGCAGCTATACTGAATACTCTCCAAGTGGCGAAGGTGTTCATATTATCGCGAAAGGCAAGCTCCCATTACGCGGACCGGGCACAGGGAGAAAAAATATAGATAAAGGCCTGGAAGTATACAGGCATGGCCGGTATTTCACATTCACCGGGAACAGTCTTGATGTTGGACCTGTTCAGGAACGATCAGAAGAAATCAAAACTATCTTTGATAAGTACCTGACAGAGAAGGAAGAAGCAAAACCGGTCAGCACCCGAACACAATCAGCAAGCGATATAAGCAATCTTTCAAATAAAGAAATTTGGGAAAGAATGTTCAATAGTAAAAACGGAAAAAGCATTCAGGAGCTGTTTAACGGCCAGCTGATTAATGGCGATCACTCTTCCACAGATATGGCTTTATGTAATCACTTGGCATTCTGGACGGACAAGGACGCATCAAAAATGGATTCCATGTTTCGCGAATCAGGTTTGTTCCGCGAAAAGTGGGATCAGCAGCATTCAGCTGATGGGGCTACATATGGAGAAATGACTATTGCTGCAGCTATCTACTCGACTGGTCCCACAATATCAGACTTGATGGAACAGCAAGAGCAGCCGTATGAAGTGTATTTCTCGCAGCCGCAGGCCTCACATGTTGCTGACACAGAGGAAATCATAGACACGCCACCGGTTTTTCATCTGACTGAGCTAGGGAACGCTGAAAGGCTTGTATATTATCATGGCAAGAATATCAGATACTGTAACGAGCTCGACTGGTTAATCTGGAACGGGAAGATGTGGGAGGAAGACAGCAAGAGGCAGATCGAGGCATTAACTGCCCAAACCCTTCGGGCCATTTACGGGGAAGCGAAAGCCACGGAAGACGGCTACAGAAAAAAGCAGCTTAACGATTGGGCTAAAAAATGTGAGCGTCGAAATATTCGAATGAACACCATCCTGGATACCAGGCCGATGGTTGCTGTAAGAAAGCAAGATCTCGACTCTCATAAATATCTGTTTAATTGTGAGAATGGAGTGATTGACTTAAAGACTGGTGAACTGCTGCCACATGACCGTGATTTTCTATTCACTAAAATTTCATCAGTAGCTTATCAAAAGGATGCCGACTGCCCAAACTGGAAGGCATTCTTAGAAAGTATTTTTATAGATGAACAAGGTCAGCCAAACTATGAAATTATTAATTTTATGCAGAAAGCTATTGGCTATTCATTAACCGGGGATACTACGGAACAAGTCATGTTCTTTCTGTTTGGTAATGGCCGTAACGGTAAATCAACGTTTATCAATACAGTTCAGCAGCTGCTGGGCGACTATGGCCGGCAGACGAACAGTGACACATTCATAAAAAAGAAAAATGATAGCAGCATCAACAATGACATAGCCCGCCTCGACGGGGCGCGCTTTGTGTCGGCCGTTGAGAGTGAAGAAGGTCAGCAGCTTTCCGAATCGTTGGTGAAGCAGATCACCGGGGGCGAAAAGATGTCCGCGCGATTCTTACGCCAGGAGTATTTTGAGTTTACCCCAGAATTTAAAGTGTTCTTTACGACAAACCATAAACCAATCGTAAAGGGAAGCGACGAGGGTATCTGGCGGCGTATCCGTCTTGTCCCGTTTACTGTCACCATTCCGAAAGAGAAAGTGGACAAAAAGCTTCCGCAGAAACTTGCTGCAGAAATGCCTGGTATTCTCAGGTGGGCAGTCGAAGGCTGCTTGAAGTGGCAGAAGGAAGGGCTTAAAGAACCAGAAGTGATCCGAAAAGCAACGGAAGGTTACCGCGAGGATATGGATATATTAGGGCCGTATATGTCAGAAAGATGTGTTGTTCATCCCTCAGCAAAAATTGAAGCAAAAGAGCTCTATAAGGATTACAAAAACTGGTGCTATGAAAATGATGAGATTGAACTCAAAAATCGTGCTTTTTATAGACAAATTGAAATTCGAGGGTTTAAGAAGGAAAACGGAGCGAAAAATAAAGTCTTCTTTTATGGTATAGGGCTAAACAAATATCAGAGCCACTTGAATTTTTCGGAAAGGGTTAACGAAGGGGTTAATGAATCAAATGCAAACAGTGACTCCAAAAAGGTTACTTCTATAAATAGAAAAAAGCTATAAATCCTTTAGTATCAAGGGGTTAAGGCTCTATCTATAGATTTTAATTATTTTTAGGGTTAATAAGGGTTAATGATTTTGTTTGTTCCCCTCACATGAAAATTAATTAATAAAAAAATAAATATATATATAGGGCTTTAATACAAAATGCATTAACCTTCGTTAACTCATTAACCCGTTTTGATAAAAAGAGGTGAGAAAATTGCACCCAAAACAAATTTGTTCCGATTTAGAGGTATTGGGCTCTCGTTTGGTTCTTGATGGAAACGATCTATATATTGAGAAACCAGAGAAAGTCTATCCGGAACTTGAGGCGTTTGTCCAATCTTACAAAAAGCGAATTATTCGGTATTTGAAAGGCGAATACTCGGATCATGAACATAATGTGAAACAAACTATAGATAAAATCATTAACTATTTCATGGGCATTGATCAAGAAATAAATAGAAAAATAGATGACTGGTTCAATCATGATTATGAATCAGTTATGAAGGTGATGGAATTGCTTGTTCTCTTTTGGGAGAACGGCTGGAGGGAGCTAAAGGAATCCGTTTCAAACTTTGAAAGTGAGGAAACGGACCGGCTTTCCATAGAAATCTATGATCGGGCCATGTCGTATTTTAAGGGGAAGAAAGCATGACAATTATTCACTATAACTATTCGGAAACGGAATTAAAAGAAATTCTGGACAGCATGATCATTATTGTGGATACGAGAGAGCAAAAGAATCAGCATGTTCTTGATTATCTCCGTAAAAAGAAAGTGGGAATCAAATTCAAAGGAATGAAAACCGGCGATTACTCTGCAATGATTCCTAAAAATGATGAATTTGGAATCAGCCGTGATATGTATTTGAATGCAGCAATTGAACGGAAAAATGGAGTGGACGAGTTGGTGCAGTCGATTAAAGACCGTTCTCGTTTTGAAAATGAATTGATCCGGGCGTCCAGGCATCCGTTCACTCTTCTTGTGGAAGACCTGGAAGGGTATCAAAAAATACTGAACGGAAAATATCGTTCAAAGTATGAACCGAAAGCGCTGCTGGGCAGCTTGAAAACATTTGAGGTTCGCTACGGCTTTTCAACTGTTTTTCTTAGCCCTAACGCTACCGGAAATTACATTTACCATCACTTTCATTATATGGCCCGGGAACTGCTGAAAGGCGGGCTTGTGTAAATCTTTATCATAACAATCAAAGGGAGGCAGTAACATGGCATTTGTAGGTTTTGAGGAATCGAAGGAAGTACGGCAGCTCGCTGAAAGCATAATTGACGAGCATCACCCACATTTAAAAGACGCTAAACAGCAAATAGGTTTTTATCTCCGTGAGGGTAACAGCAAATGGGCAGGAAAGGCGAAAAAATGCACAGCATTCGAACGTCACATGACCGATTACATGCTATTTGTATTTATCAATAAGGAAGCATGGAAGACGACGACGGAAGAACAGCGCGCCGCCCTGGTAGATCATGAGCTTTGTCATTTTACCCGCACGAAATGGGAGGAACCGGATCCGAATGATCCAAGGAAATGGATTACTGTGTATGGAGCCGCACATGATCCTGACAGCTGGGGAATTCGCGAGCATGACGTTGAAGAGTTTTCAGAAATTATTGAGCGCCATGGTTTATGGGATACCGGTATTGAAACATTTGCCGAGGCAGTACGTGAGGCTGATCACCAAATGACCATTTCAGATGTGCAGCGTCTATCGAGAGTGAAATAAATGGGGGTAGTCAGAAACTTTATATTAGGGGATTTTGCATGCATTGGGACCGAACGTGAGTTCGTTTTGGTTATGAAAAATAAAATATATGGTCCTTATGAGAACAGCAAGTTTAAAGCCATGTTATATGCATTGGAATGTGGCTTAAAAAGTGAAAGGACAGCGAAATGATTATATTTATTGGCTCACTATTCGTTATTAATTCAGTGGCTCTTGCCTTATGGATTTGCTTAACAGAACGACGAATACAAAAATGGGAACGCGAAAAATAGAGGAAAGGAGGACGGGTGTGACAGAACAACTTTCATTCCTTCATCCTGTGGATTTGAAGGCAGTCCGAAAAATTGTGATCAAAGAACTCAAAGATTATCGAGCTTTGAAAGTACAGCTTGAGAATAAAAAGGAATCGGTTGACGCTGGCATCAGCCCGTTTCCTTCTATCAGAGATTCTTTCATATTAAATGAACTGAAGGTCAAACAGATGGAAAGGGCGTTAGAAAACAGCCTGGACGATGAAGAACGGATGATCATTGAGAAAAAATACTTAACAGCCAGCCAAACAAAAGACATTCATATCTATATGGAACTTGGCATGAAAAAGGACACCTATTATGAAATAAAACATCGTGCCATTTTGCGCATTGCTACAGCACTCGGAATTATCTGAGTGCTTTTTTTGTCGACAAATTTCCGATAAAACAGGGGACATTTTAGGGGACAAAAAGGGGGACTATTTATGTTTGAAATCTCGATAAACTTTTCTTATCAACTTCAAGGGAGTGTGGATTTTAAAAAATATCAAGAACAACTTCATAGCACGGGAAAAGCGCCTATCCCTTATCAAGGCGAATTCGGATACTCAAATTAAAGCGTTGAGGAATGAGTGATCATTCTGAGCTGGATCGCGCTGGTCTTGCGACTTTGGTATCGGGAGATATTTTTTGTAAACTGCTTCCGGTAAATCTCAGGGAAAACTATTGGCGGCTAACGGCTTGAGTGCGGTGGCAGTTTAGAAAGAATATATTGGAGGTGATAGTTCTGCCATTAAAAAGATGTAACGCGCCAGCCTGCCGCAACTATGTGGACTGGGCACGACGCTATTGTGAGAAGCACAAGGGCTATGCTGACAAACAATACAACAAAGATGTTAGATACAACAGGGAGAACAATAGACGCTATTCCTATTACCATTCGAGAGAGTGGAAGCTTCTTCGTGAACAGAAGCTTAGAGAAAGTAACTATCATTGTGCCGTCTGCGCCTCACAGGGACGTTTAAATAAGTCTCATAGGTTAGTAGTCCATCACAAGTTTAAAGAGCTTAGAGACGTTTTAAACGATGATCAGGCACGTACTGATTTAAATAATCTTGAGGTGCTGTGTCAGTATCATCATAACCAAGTCACGTTTGGGAAAGGAGAATGATTATGCCATTTAGGCCGATAGTTAAAGCCCCAAAGGTTCATATTAGACCAACAGGTAAAGCTCCGAAGGTTCCTAAAAAAGAGCCTATGAGTCCAAAAAAATTTGCAGGTTTTATGCGGTGTGGCGTACTTACAGTAAACGAAGTTAGAGAGTATCATGGTCTTTCCCCAATTGTTGGTGGAGATTCTAAAATTTTTAACGGAAAATGAATTAAGTCCCCCCTAACTTTAACCGGGTACCTAAAAATTTTTCCTGGGCATCGGCGCCCCCTCAACTTTGTAAAAAATGTTGAAATGAAATTTTGAGATTTGCTATTTTAGCCGGATTTTGAATACTGAAATATTACGCGCGATCCCTTATCTCGTATGAGTTGATCGGCGTTTTTGTCGTTCGCTGATTTTACCGAAATTTATGTGATGTATTTTGGACGAAAGGTGGTGGTTTTGATTGGCGAGACGAAAACAATTAACGGAAACGTTAAAAGGACAAATTACCAACGAAGAGCGGGAAGAGCGTCTGCAGCAGGAAGAAAAACTCAAAGATTTTTCGCCCTTGCAAGAAAAGCCACCATACTGGTTGTCCACTATGGCGAAGAATGAATGGCGGCGTATCTACCCGCACATTATCAATTTGCCAATTTCTGAATTAGATTCGACATTGCTTGCGATCTATTGCAACAGCTATGCACAGTATCGGGAAGCGATGGCTGATATAGCCAAAGACGGCCAAGTTATGTTTGAAAAAAACAGCCGGGGTGAGACGGTTAAAAAGAAAAATCCATCTGTGGATATAATGAACAGCATGTCTAAAGAGATCCGGGGCATTGCCGGCCAGCTTGGTCTGTCTCTGGATTCACGTCTACGAATCGTCGGCCTCGACAGCGACAGCGAGGAAGATGATGAGTTTGGAGCAATGGCGATAGATGACGATTGAACATCTTGACCCCGGCACGCTTTACGCGAAAAAGGTTGTCAGCGGAGAAATAACGGCATGCAAGAAAGTCATAAAAGCCTGTCAGCGTCACCTGAGAGATTTGGAAAGAGCAGCTGACCCTTCTTATGAATATGAATACAGACCAGAAAAGGCAAAAAAGGTCATTAAGTTTCTTGAGATGCTGCCAGATATATCAACTGGAAAGCCCACAAAGCTGGCTTTGTTTCAAAAGTTCATTGTGTACATGCTCTATGCTTGGAGGAATAAAGAAACCGGCTTTCGGCGATTCACCAAAGCGTATATAAGCATGGCGAGAAAGGGCGGTAAATCTGTACTTGTAGCGGGGCTATCATTGTATGAGCTGATTTACGGCGAAGCACCTAAGTTTGACAGGCAAATTTATGCGACAGCTAATTCAAGAGGCCAGGCGAAAACCGTCTTTAAAATGATTTCGATGCAGCTTAAGAAGATACGAAGTAAATCGAAATTCATGAGGAAATGGACAAAGATTATACAAAATGAAATCCGGTACCTGAAAGATGACTGCGTCATTATGCCTTTATCAAGGGATACTGATAACCTGGACAGTTTGAACGTTCTTATCGGAATTCTTGACGAGTATCACACAGCTTCCAACACAAAAATGATGGAAGTTCTAGAGTCTTCCCAAGGTCAGCAGGACCAGGGCCTTATCTTAATCATTAGTACAGCCGGCTTTAAGCTGAATGGCCCCATGTATTCGCAGGAGTATCCTTATGTTGATGATATTCTAAGTGGTCGTAAGGAAAACGAAAACTATTTTGCGATTGTCTATGAACAGGATGACGAAGAGGAAATTTACGACGAAAGCACTTGGATAAAAAGCAATCCACTACTTGAGGTGGAGGGGCTACAAAAGAAAATCTTGAAAAACCTCCGCAAGAAACTGAAGGAGGCTCTTGATAAAGATGATCTAAACGGTACACTCGTAAAAAACTTTAATATATGGCAGTCTGCTTCCTCTGAAAGCTTTATCAACGGGAACGATTGGAAAAAGCGCGGTGTGGATGTTGCGCCTGACATTACAGGGAAGCCGGTTTACATAGGGATTGACTTATCACGAACAGATGATTTATCAGCCCTTGGCTTCATTTATCCGTTAGAGGATGAAAATGAGACATTTTATGTGGACAGTCACTCGTTTGTTGGAACAAAAGGTGGACTGGATAATAAAATTGAGCGTGACAAACTGGACTATCGTACTCTCGCGAAAGCCGGATACTGCACAATTACGGACAAAAAATCCGGAATCATTAATCTGCAGCAGGTTGTGGATTATATGATCAATCATATTAAAGAATTTGATTTACAAGTAAAGGGAATCTTCTTTGACCCTTACAATATCTCTTTATTCTTAAATGAAATTGAGAAATATGGCTATGAAGATGTGCTGATTGAAGTTCGTCAAGGTCCTCGCACATTATCTGAACCAACAAAAGATTTTCGTTTGAATGTATTCGACGGAAAAATCATACACAGCAAGAACCCATTACTTGATACGGCGATGCACAATGCAATGCTGAAAAAAGTGAATGATACGATTCAAATTGACAAAGCGCTATACAGGGAAAAGATTGACCCTGCAGCGGCAATGATGAACGCACACACGGGCGCTATGTACCATTACAAACAAGAGGAATTTGATTGGAACTCTTATTACGAAAGCGAAGAATTTACTCTTTAGGGAAGGAGGGGGCGCCATGAAAATCGGAAAAATAAATACCTTTTTGTTGGGAGTATGTCAGTTTATTAAGTTGAACTTGCATACTCTTTTATTTTTGGCAGGCTTGTTTGTTATCGACTATGGGGTTTTCTTTCTCCATCCAGTAGCCGGCTTTATTGTGGCAGGTCTTTTTCTCGTTCTTATTGCCTTCTTACTGAATCCAAAAGAAGAGGAAGGGAGGTGATTAAGTGGCATTCTTTCGATCGTTAGATAAGCAGAGCCCAGGAGCACGAGAGTTCAATGAAATCATTCTCGGTTTGGACGGCCTGTCTTACACGTCTGTAAGTGCAATAAAAAACAGCGATGTGTTCACTGCGATTCTTACACTATCTTCTGATATTGCGGCGTCTCCAATTATGGTTTCTCATAATGGTGTAGAAGAAAAGAACTCTGATCTATTCAGGCTGCTGAATGAGAAACCCAATGATTATTATTCGGGGTACTTTTTCAAATTCATTCTTGTGGCTAACGCACTAATGAATGGCCAGTCTTACGCGGAAATAGTCCGGGATAAAGAGGGCACGCCCTTAGAGCTCATTCATTTATTGAACAGTGAAGTCTATGCTGAGCAGCTGCAGGACCGAAACGAAATACTGTACCGGTATTATCCGTCAGGCGGCAAAGAAAGAGTTTTGAAGCCTGAAAATGTACTGCACATTAAATTTTTCAGCATGGACGGAATAACGGGTATGAGTCCCCTTTCTAGTCTTAAGCACGAGATTGAAAGCCAGGAGGCGGGGAAGCGCCTTGTCACAGACTTTTTCAGAAGGGGCGTCAACTTAAGCGGTATTGTAAACATGAAAAAAGGCCATTTGTCTCCTGAGGCAAAGGACAAAATCCGTAATGAATTTGAAAAAGCAAACTCTGGCATAAAGAATCAACAGCGGGTTGTTGTGCTCGATGAAAACATGGAGTTTAGCCAGTTAGAAATCAATACGAAAGTGCTTGAGGTCGTGAACAACTACACGCATTCAACGAAACAGATAGCCAAAGTGTTCGGGTTGCCGGCGCACAAGCTGGGCATTGAGCAAGTCAATACATCGCTGGAACAAGCTAACCTGGACTATCTGACAAATACATTATCAAACTATTTTACGGCCATTGCCTCAGAACTGAATTTCAAAATGCTGCCGTATCCTTTAAACCTACAGCTGAAATTTCAATTCGACACACGGCGATTTAGAGAAACAGACGCGAAAACAAAGCGTGAGAACGTTATTGCCTTGCTGCAAAACGGTATTTTCTCTCTCAATAATGCCCTGGCTGAGTATGGTTACGAGCCAATACCAAACGGGGACAACCGTTACATGAGTTTAAACTATGTGAACATTGATTTGATGGACGAGATTCAGAAAGCAAAAGCAAAGAGCCTGCCGATCTCGTCAGCAGGTGAAGGAGGTGAGGGGAATGTCTAAGGAAGTAGAGATTAGAACATCGCAGGAAGGGACCTTAAAAGCTCATTCAGACGATGACGGCCCAAAAGTAATTAGCGGTTATGCTTTAAAGTTCGGCACCCGCAGCCACAATTTGGGTGGTTTTATTGAAATGATTGATAAAAGGGCTCTGGATCAGACAGACATGAGCGATGTGCGGGCTTTAATTGACCATGACCCGTCCAAGATTCTCGGGCGTACGTCTGCCGGCACGCTTAAGCTTGAAGTTGATGACATTGGCTTAAGGTTTGATGTTACTTTGCCGAATACACAGTACGCATCGGATTTATACGAAAATCTGCGGGTTGGCAATATCTCGAATTGTTCTTTCGGCTTCATGCTGGGGAAGGATGGAGATAGTTTTACTCGTGACCAGGAAACCGGCCTGCCGTTGCGGAGCTTGAGAAACATTTCAAAGCTTACAGATGTGTCAGTCGTTACTTATCCGGCTTATGAAGACACTGACGTGACAATTGCAAAACGGAATTTGCAGCAGTACGAGGAAAGAAACCGGAATCCGGAAAAAGAAAAGCTGCTGCTGCAGCTGGATTTATTAAAAATGGGATTGTAAAGCACTCGAAAACCGGGTGCTTATTTTATTTGAAAAGGAGCAAACACATGTTATCTGAAAAAATTAAGGAACTAAGATCACAGATTACTCAAAAACAAACAGCCATTAATACAAAAATCACAGAAGCCCATAAACGAGCAGAAGAAGACAAGCTGGACGAAGCTACAGCTCTGAAAGGTGAAATCACTTCCATGAAAGAAGAGCTTGACGGCCTGCAGAAAAAGCTTGCGGAGTATGAAGAGTTAGCCGGGCTTAAGCCGGAGAACCCTGCACCAGCTGGGAGTAAAGAAGAAGAAGAAGACGAGGAGAAAAGATCAATGCATGGCGGAGGCTTCCGTACAATTATCAAACCTGGGAAGACAGAAGAGGTAAGAGCTTTTGAAGAGTTTCTGCGATCAAAAGGGGAAAAGCGCGACGGGTTGAAATCTGATGGAGCTGAAGTGCTGATTCCTATTGATGTAATCACTAAGCCACAACAGGAACTGGAAGACGTTGTGGACCTTGGCACAATGGTAAATAACGTTTCTGTTACAACTTCATCTGGCACTTATCCAGTTCTGGAGAACGCTAGCACACAACTCAACTCTGTAGAAGAACTAGAGAAAAATCCAGAGTTAGCGAAACCAAAGTTTAAGAAGGTGGAGTGGAAGGTTGTAACATACCGCGGTCAATTGCCAATTTCTCAGGAGGCTATTGACGATTCAGGTGTTGACTTAACGGCTCTTGTAGCAAATTATTTGCAACAGATTGAACGCAATACACGTAATTCACGAATTGCTGCAGTTCTGCGCACATTTACAACGATGACAGTCTCAGGAACTGACGAACTTAAGAAAATTCTAAATGTGTATTTAAAACAGGCTTATAAGCGTGATATTGTCGCAACTTCTTCAGCGTTCCAATTCTTAGATACGTTGAAAGATAAAAACGGACAGTACATTTTACAGCAAAATATTTCATCCCCATCCGGAAAAGTATTGTTTGGGATACCGAACACAGTTGTAGATGATCTTGTTTTGGGTGAAAAAGATGGCGACGCGGTTATGTTTATCGGGGATTTAAAAAGGGCGGTTCTTTTTGCGAATCGATTAAAAGCTACAGCGAAATGGGTGGAAAATGATCTTTATGGACAGGTCCTTTCCCTGGCGATTCGTTTCGACGTTAAGAAAGCTGATGACAAAGCCGGCTATTTTGTAACAATCAATCAACCGACAACTAGCACAGAAGATCAGTCATCGGTAGACGTGGGACAATAAAAAAATAATTGGGAAGGATGATTAAAAATGGAGAAAGAATTTCTAAATAAAAGTGGAAACGTTTGGACAGCATCGGAAATGGACACGGACGGAAAACCAATAACACGGGTTTACCTTGGCGGAAACAGTGAAGAAAATCCTCTGTTTATCAAGGGGATGCAGGGGGAACAAGGTCCAGCAGGTCCGCAGGGCCCTAAAGGCGATCCTGGGGAACAGGGACCGAAAGGAGACACGGGCCCACAAGGTCCTCAAGGAAAGACCGGCGCCCAGGGTCCGCAGGGTGAAGCTGGCCCACAAGGTCCTAAAGGAGAGAAGGGCGACCCTGGTAAAGACGGCTTTGGGACGGAAGAGCAATACAATGAACTTGTTAAACGTATTGAAGCCTTGGAACAAGCAGCACAAGCAAAATAATGACGTAATGGGACGCATACAGGCGTCCCTTTTTGTTTGTAAAGGAGTGTTGGAATGACGCTTGAAGAATTAAAGCTTGCGATGCGTATAGATCACAATTTCGATGATGGGTTTATCCAGCGGCTGAAAGATACTGCGGAAGATTATATCAAGGATGCCGTAACGCTTTCGCCAAACAGGGACGCTTTCTTTCAAAACAACCCTAAATTTGATACAGCTGTCATGTTCCTGGTCGGTGCCTGGTATGAACAGCGCGTATCCTCAATGGACAAAGCGTTGCAAGAAATACCTTTCGGCGTAACAAACTTTATTCAGCAATTCAGAGGGGCGTATACAGATGGAATTTAGCCGGCTCAATACACGCATCACTTTTGTTACACGAAAGAACGGGAAGGACCCGGAAACCAGGGAGAATATTGAGGTAAATGAGCCCTTATTTTCTTGCTGGGCTGAGATAAGAGAACAGAAGTTAAGGGAAAAGCTCACGACAGCTGGCACCTTCTTAGAGAACAGCATCACGTTCATTATTCGCTATCAGCAAGTTAAGAAGGCGACAAATAACATGCACGTTCTTCATGACGATGAGCTTTACGAAATAAAAGACATTCTTCCAAACTCACAAGATAAAAACTTAATCAATGTTTTTGCGGAAAAGGTGAGCTGATGGCGCGGCAAGATGACGGTATCGGCGGTATAGAAAAAGAGCTTGATAAGCTCGCAAGAAAAAATACCAGGGCGGCCAAAGCAGCCGTTCAGGCAGGCGCTCAGGTTTTTGCTGAGGCTCTGGAACGTAATACACCCCGAGGCAGAGAAAGCGACCACGATCCCCACAAAGTACACATGAAAGATAATGTGGTGTACTCAAAGGCCAAGGAAGACGGGGAGATATATGCAAGTGTGGGTTATGGGAAAGAAACAGCCTCCCGCCTGCACTTCTCTAACTTTGGAACGATCAAGCAGCCCCCGCAGCATTTCATTGAGAGGACATCCAACGAGATGGAGCAGACGGTTTTGCAGATCGTGCAGCAAGTTTACATGAGGGAGCTGGGACTATGATGCTTCCCATTCAGGAAGTTGAAAAGCTTTTAAGTGAAAACGAAACCCTTACTTCTTTTGTGGACAGTGACCGGATATTCCTGGTCTTTGTTCCAGAAGAAGATCAGGACATAGAAAAGGCCCCGATGATTCGCATTAACGAGCTTGAGAGCCACAGAAAAGACTATGCGGACGATAGGGCCCTAACATTTGAAGTTGATATTCAAATAGATTTATGGACTAAAACCATAAAGGACGCCCAGGCTATACAGCCTGTGATTGATCAGATCATGGCAGAGAACGACTACAAGCAATATGCGTCAGCTTTTGACCGTGACCCAGATATTGCTCTATACCGATACGCCCGGAGATACAGAGCGACCAAATTAATTGATATTCAAAAAATAAACATAGAAAAGGAATGATATGAATGGCCCGTACGGGATTAGATGGCATTAAATATGCTGAGGTTGGTGAAGATGAAAAAGCAATTCAGATTAAGAGTATGCCAGGTGCAATCGAATCGAAACTAGATGTACCATCCGAACTAGCAACTCTTTATGCTGATGACGGTATTTTTGCGGTGAAAAGTTCCGGGGTTGGGGAGGCAAAATTAGAACTGAACCTCGCTGACCTTACCACAGAAATGAAAAAGACACTTTTAGGTGTGAAGGTTGTGGATGGTATTGAAGAGTACCATAAAGATATGGAGCCTCCTTACGTTTGTATCACGTGGCGGCAACGTCACCATGACAAAGGTTATGTGTATTACGCCTTGTTAAAAGGGAAGTTCGGTCCCCCGTCTTCAGAGGGGAAATCAAAAGAGGATAAGGTCGATTTTCAAACAGATTCCATAGAAGGGCAGTTCATGCCTCGGAAATTTGACGGGAATGTATTTCTGATTGGTTATGATCAAAATGAAGGGTTCACACTTGAGAAATTCTATCAGCGTGCATATGGCATGTTGCCAGACGGCATGACAACAGAAGAAGTAAGTGCAGACTTAGGAAAATAAACTGGCAGCCGGACAGCGGCTGCTTTTGTCTTTTAAAAAATAATAAGGTGGTTTTTTACATGATTAAAGCGGTATTGAAAGATTATGCAAATGCTGAAATTGGCGAGAACGGGGAAATTGTCTCTGTTCCTGAAAAAACATTCATTCAGCCGATTGTTACATCGCGGTTTACTTATAGAGCATTAGAAATTCATGCGCTAGCAACGGATGAGGATTCAAAAATGACCGAATATGAGGTTATGACGGATATGATGGGTCTTGTCGTGGATATTTTTAAAGGTCAATTTGACGTCGACGATATTTTGGACGGTGTTGCTTCTGAGGATTTAGGTGACTGGCTCAGAGATATTATTGACCAAGCGATGACAAAGAGTAAAAAAAAGGCTCAATTGAAGAAGAAGGCAGTGGAGTCTCAAAAATAACAGGGAAACCAATGACCTACAGGGATTATCTTAACAGAATGAAGCAGATGTATCTTGATTTGATGGAAAATGGTTACAAGCTTCATGAAATAGATGAAATGGATATACAACGCTTCTTTGATCTTGCAGCTTACAAGCATGAGGAAGAGAACAAATTGGTCCCGGCTTATCAAATATTTGGTGCTACTTTGTAAAAGGGTGTCTGTAAAGGCGCTCTTTTTGTGTTTCTAAAAAACCATAGAAGGGAGGTAACTATTTGGCGACAGAAGGCAGACCAATAGGGAATTTAGTCATTAATACCACGCTAAACGATGCCGGCGTAAACAGAGGGATAACCGGTCTTAGAAATAACCTCAAAACAGCGCGGACAGCTACAAAAGCAACTGTTCAAGAGTTTAAAGCAATGGGCGATGAACTCACAGCCAGCAAAAAGCAGGTTGAAGGTTTATCAAATGAGCTTTCCATTCAAGAGAGGATTGTGGAAGAATACCGGAAGTCTTACGAGAAACAGGTTGAGCTATACGGCGAAGGCTCACAGCAGGCCCAGAAATACGCCCAGCGGCTCAATACTCAGATTCAATCATATCATTCTCTGGAAGGGTCTCTGCGGCGCGCGCAGATGCAATACCAACGGCTGGAACAAGCCCAAAGCCAAGCAAGCGAGAGCGCTGATGAGTTGACGGACAGCCAAAGAGAGATTGGCAATGCAAGTGGAGACGCTGGCGGGAAAGTATCCAAATTCAGTTCTTTTATCAAAGTGGGGCTAGTGGGCGCGTTGACTGCCGGGATTGCGGGAGTAACCGGGTTAACTGCCGCAGTCGGAGCAATGGGCGCTAAAATGGCGCTTGATACTCAAAAATCACAGGGTGAATTCAGGGCTCAATTGGGCCTTACCAAAGATGAAGCGAAAGATTTGACGAAAGTAGCGACAAGCGTTTGGAAAGACGGTTTTGGCGAAAATATGGATGTAGTCAAAGACGCCCTGAAACAGGTCCGTCAGAATATCAGGGGGCTCAGCGACAAGGATTTAAAGGATGTAACCAAAGGGGCTATTACTCTTTCAGAAACCTTTGACGCAGATGTAAATGAAGTCACCCGAGCTGGCAACAATATTATGAAAGGTTTCGGTGTTGAGAGCCAAAAGGCTTTTGATTTGATGACGTACGGTGCCCAAAAGGGGCTAAACTTTTCAAACGAAATGTTTGATAACTTGAGCGAGTACGCGCCTTTATTCGGCAAAATGGGTTTTTCTGCGGAAGAATATTTCCAGCTCTTAACGAAGGGCAGCCAGGCAGGGGTTTATAATCTCGACTACATTAATGACGTCATGAAAGAATTTCAGATCAGAGTGAAAGACGGCTCCGATTCGACGTCCGGAGCGATGGCGCAGCTTTCCGGAAGCACTCAGAAAGTATGGAGCCAATTTCTAAAAGGAAAAGGGACGGTTAAAGACGTTTCTAACGCAGTTCTGGGTGAGCTGAAAGGGATGAAAGACCAAGTCAAGGCGAATAATATCGGGGTAGCTTTGTACGGCACCAAATGGGAAGACCTTGAGGCTGACGCGATGTATGCCCTTGGCGGCATTAATGGAAAGATTGGCGATGTGAACGGGAAAACGAAAGAGGCCGGAAAAGCTCTACAGGATAACTTCGGGGCACGGCTGAAAAAGATAGGTCGTTCCGCCTTGTCGGCTCTCCTTCCGATCGGCAACGGCCTTTTAGACGTATTGGAGCCGGTCATGGCTGGCTTAGAGTCTGGCATGAAAAGCCTTGAACCGACTTTCAACAATATCGCGAATGCTGGAAAGAATCTAAAGACTATTTTCTCGGGCGTTATGGACGTTTTCAATGGTGATACGTCTAAAGGTGCCGATAAACTGATGGACTTTTTCCCGGTGTTAACGGTCCAAACCATTATCGACGGGATAAACAATATCAAGACTGCTTTTTCCGGCTTTAAGCAGCAGGCACAGCCCATCATATCTAACATGAAAGCAAGCTTTGACGCCATGAAGCCGACCTTTTCGACTCTCGGCACTATTGCATCCCAAGTTTTTGGAACTCTTGGTCCTCTGGTCAAACAGGCACTGGGCGGCGTGATGTCTTTCATTGGTCAACTCACGGGGCAGTGGAAGTCTTTCTGGCAGCAAAACGGTTCCGTTATTACCCAAGCCCTTCAGAATGTGTGGTCGATTGTCCAATTTGTCATGCCGGCCATACTTGCTATCATAAGTTCAGTTTGGGGGAATATAAAGGGCGTCATTACTGGAGCGATTTCAATTATCCAGGGCGTTATCCTCGTTTTTTCTGGGTTATTGACCGGGGATTTTTCGAAAATGTGGGAAGGAATTAAGAAAATATTTTCCGGCGCTATTAAAATAGTCTGGAATGCTATCCAACTTTCATTTTTCGGCAAGATTCTTGGCGGTGCCAAGGCTCTCGGCGCTGGCTTAAAGGGTATATTTCCAAAAATGTGGGGCTGGATCAAAAGTTTGTTTAAAGATGGCGCCACAAATGCCGGGAAAATGTTTAGCTTCTTGAAAGACAAAGCCATGAAAATTGTCACTGACATGAAAAGTAGCATTTCCAAGAAATTCTGGGAAATTATTGAGGGGGCTAAGGCACTCCCTAAGAAAATGGGCCAGGGCATTAAGGATATGGCTGGAAAAGCCTTAGATGGAATCAAGTATTTAGCCAATAAAATGACCAAGAAACTCGGTGGCGTCGTAAACGGCGTGATTGGCGGGGTAAACTGGGTTCTAGGGAAAATTGGTGTGGACGAAAAGAGTCAGATTCCTAAGTGGGATGTGCCACAATATGCAAAAGGAACAAGCGGACACCCAGGCGGCCCAGCTATCTTGGGGGACGGGTATAAACACGAACCGTTTATGACGCCTGACGGAAAAATTGGGATAAGCCCGAATGTCCCAACTCTTATGAATCTGCCACGCGGTACCCAGGTTATGGGCGGCGACGATGCAGAAAAAATGTTCGGTGGCAGTATCCCATTTTATAAAGACGGAACCGGTGGGAACTGGTTCACAAAGATGTGGGGAAAAGCGAAAGATATTGCTTTGGATGTGTATGATTATGTGTCCAACCCAAGTAAACTACTGAATAAGGTTCTGGAAAAGATCGGGGTGAGTGCTCCGAAAATGTCCGGCGGTTTTGGGCAAATTGCAGTCAATGGCTTTAAGTTTATCAAGGATAAAGCCATCAAGTTCATTAAAGATAAGATAGCTGACTATGGTTCTTTCGAGGGTGCAGGCGGCACTGCAGCGGTTAAAAAGTGGGTCGCTCAAGCCTTAAATATAAAAGGACTAGGGTCAGAATATGCCTCAGCGCTTGAGACAATAGCAATGAAGGAATCAGGTGGCAATCCGAATGTTGTAAATAGATGGGATTCAAACTGGAAAGCAGGGCACCCTTCCCAGGGGCTTATGCAGTTCATTCCAAGCACCTTCAACGCCAATAAGGAACCTGGTTACGGGAATATCAAAAACCCGGTACACCAAATTTTAGCGTCAATCAACTATCTCAATAGTCGATATGGGGGCATTCTGAATCATCCAGGCTTGAAGTCCATGGCACGCGGTGGCCGTTACATCGGTTACGATACAGGCGGATTGATTACGCGAGATCACATGGCCGAGGTCCATAAAGGGGAAATGCTGCTGCCGTTACGTCAATTTAGGCGCAGCCAAGCTCATAAAGTTCTCAGCCAGGCAGGTAAAATGGTTGGGTATGAGCCGGAAAGCCGGTCGAACTCAAGCGATGCAAACGCATTGAAAACCATGGTGACTTTACTGCAGCAACAAAACAGCAATCAGCAAGCCGAAATTAATCTGTTAAGCCAAACGGTAAGACTATTAACGCAGCTTGTTGCGAAAGACCCGAATGTAATACTAAGCGTCCAAGAATTAAATAAAATTCAAGACGAAGCATACAACAAGGAAAGAAACCAAAAGGGATTGCTGAACAATGTAAGCTTCTCTTAGGAGAGTGGTAGGTTGATAAACTATGATTTAATAATTGATGGCAAGTATTTAAGCGAGACGCTTCCAGGTGTCTCGCTTTCTTCATTTAGGCCGGAGGCGCCAGTGTTCGAAAGGCAGACGGCAGGAACAAACGCTCTCATTAATGGGACGATGATGCTTAAGCGGGGGAACACCGGGCGTTACACAGAAAGAAAAATCAATATAAAAGTGCTTGTGGAGGCAAACAGTTCTTATCAGTTCCAGATCAAAAGGGATGCCGTCTACAACCTTTTTGTAAAAGAGGACCCTTACTATGTAATCAATACACAGCAGCCTTATAAACGATGGCTTGTTACATGTGATGACGCATTTTCAATTTATCAAGAAAACGGTAAGAAGTATCAGGAAGTGGATATTACTCTAACGGCCATTCAGGGGCTTGCTGAGTCTTTAAATGACAGCACTGCATCTATGGAATTGAAGGACGAAAAGTTTCACTTAGGCATGAATATCCGGCGGGACTCAACCCCTGTGTTTCACTTTCAAAATAAAAATTCTTTCGTTGTGGATAACATAGGGGACGTAAAACTTGACCCGATTAACTACAATTACAACGTCGAAATGTACCTACAGGGTACTAATATTTCAATCACTAATATCACAACAAACGAAACCTTGACGTTGAACGGGAAATATTCAAAAACGGATAAGATAACGCTTTTGAAGCATCACATTTTGAAGAACTCTGCGCCTATATCCGATAGAAGTGGGCGGTTTCCGACTCTTGCAGCTGGCCAGAATCAATTTAGGATTGCGGGTGCTACCTACAGCAATATCCGATTCATTACACACTTTTATTATAAATAGGGGGTGATGCTCTTTGAATCAGATGTTTGTCCATGACATCAAAACGGGCCAAAAACATGAGCTTATTCACGTTGAACCTAAAGTGAATGATGACGTCACTGGGAAAAAGGATTTGTCTTTTTCAATTACCTTGACTGAATATAATCAGATTCCTTTCAATGCTTTAGTCGGAAGGAATTTTATTATTATCGACGAGGTTCGGTATAAAAAGCAGCAGTATTTCATTAACACGCCTACGATCAAACAGGAAGGCGCTCTGCTTACTAAAGACATAACAGCCACGCATATCTATTCCTTTAGGGCGATCAAGCATGTTGTTCACGAGACGATAGAGGGCACAAAAACTCTCAACGAAGCACTTAAGCACGCAGTGAAAGGCAGTGAAATCACATTTACAATTATGCCGGATGCGAAGGGGATCGGGGCTAAAAAGCTGGAGGGGTTCGGCAATAAAAAGACCTCTGAGCTGATGGACGAAATCATTTCTACCTTTGGGGTTGAAATCATCCCGGATAACACGCATTTATACATCTACAAAAAAGCAGGCAAAGAGATTGTAAAAAGGCTGGATAACCTTTCAAATCTAACGTCTTTACAGATCACAACAAGCGAAGATAACACGACAACACGGGTGAAAGGATACGGGAAGCTCAAGGAAGATAAAGACATCCTGGGCGATCAGTCCATTCCCTACGATTCTAAAACGGGCACCTGGGCGTATGATAGTTCATTAAAAGCAGATTACACGAAGAAAATAGGAGCCACGTTTTCTTTTTCTTTCACAGGGACAGGCTTTAAATTCAAAACTCTTGTGTCGAAGCTGGGTGGTAAATGGGAATTTAAGATAGGCGATCAGACGAAAACCATATCTGTCTATAAAGATTCAGACCCGACAGAAAAAGAGTTTGATATCATTCGCGGCCTGGACAGTAAAACTTATAAGGTAGTGGCTACCTTTAAAGGCAGGGACAGCAATAACCCTAATACAAAAGGCACAAAGAAAGTCGATCCGGTCATGTATCTTCTGCGCGGCAACATTATCGGGGTGTACAGGACTTTCAAGAATGAAGATGAAAAGTATGTCTTTCCTCCGGTCACCTATGTTCATCCAGAAGAAAAAAAGTTTCTGATTAACGGGCAGCCATCCTGGGCGGAACCGGTCATGGATGATTCAATCAAGACAAAGGATGACATGATTAAGCTACTTAAAACCAAAGTCAATCCTTACGCAGAGGTGTCCTATGATGCCGACTATGTGGAATTGTTAGATCAGGCCTTGGCTGATATAGAAGAGCCGGTTATGGCAGGGGACACCATTCGTGTATATGCTGACACGCCTCTAAACGGGATCACTTTTGATGGGAAGCTGAGAGCAACAGGGGCCTCATACAACCCATTAAGACTAGAACAGCCCTCTGAACTGACAATTGGTGGGAAACGAAAAAGCCGTGTAGACATGGAAATTGAAGAGAAAAAGCGCGCGAAGAATCAGGAGCAGGCCATCAAAAATTATCAAAATCTATTGGCTTCCGGGCTTTCTGAAATCAATCAAATAAAACAAAGTTTGGCAAATACGCAGGCATCACAGCAGACCACATATATTTTCTCTTTGCAATTCTTAGATGGTGAATGGTCTGTATCTTCTGGCGATGGTTTTGTTTCCTTGGCAGCGAGCATCCTTTCTTTGAATACAGACGATGATTACACCATCCAGTATGTGACCGGTGATGCTAATTTTATAATGAAAGAGGCGGGCTACTCACTTTATGTTGATGATGTTGACGTAAACAAGATTAATATAACCCTATATAAAGATGGTAAACTCAGTGATCCTCTTGAAGTTCCAGACGGGTCGAAAGTAAAAATCCTCATAGTAGGACAAAAATAGAGGTGACTTTATGACGCTTTATTTAAACAAAAGGCACGGTGATGCCCCAAACACAAAATTATTTAGCCAGCTAGATGAAAATGCAAAGGCCACAGAACATGAGGTCAATCTTTTAGAAGGTAAATTAAAATATCATGAAAAAGCTAAGAATGCTCATACATCTTCACAGATCGCTCATCGCGGCGGACTAACTGTCTATGAAGAAATTGAAATAGCGAAAGCACGTATCCGAAACCTTGTTTTACAAGCTGACGGAACCAACATAAAAGAGGTTGTGGATGCGCGCGTAGACGATGATGGTTTTGTGTATCCTGTATTGAAAGAAAGATTAGATGCAGATAAGGGAGAAATTAAGACTCAACTGGAAGCAAATAAGAACCAACTAGCAGAAATGTACAGGACGGTTGAATTAATAACCAATTCGCAGGATGCTTTAAGCTATTTGAATAATGTTGAAGCGATGACTACATTTAAGGCGCGGGAAGAAGCTTTATTCTGGCCACAATCTGCAAATATAAACGAGCTGACAAATGAAATCTATGTTGCTTCACAAGAAAATGAAGGAACAGAACTGAGAATTGAAATTCGCGATCTTGATACAGGTAGTTTCAAAGAAAGAAAATCAATCCCTATAGAATCTGGCGCATATACTGAGGGGCTGTCATTTTTTTATAATGACCAAGGTAACTTATGCTTTATCGTTAAAGCTTCAAAAATGTCTGGATATAATATTTTTAATTATGATACAGGAGAACTCTCGGATTTAATTAGAGCTAATGTAAGTAGTAAATATGCGGCTAACAAATACTATTTTGCTTCGATAACCGTAAATCAAGCCAGCATTCATGCTTATGTGTACACTTGGGAATCGATAAAGATGGGGAATCCCGTTCTATACACCGATTTTACTGTAGACTATATTCCTAACTTAGAGAAGGTACAAGGTATAACCCTAAATGATGGATTCCTATTCATGTCACACGGTAAAAGTAATGGGAGGCCGGCTATATCTGTGTACAACCTAGCTGGAGAACTTTTAAATTACTATATTTACACAAAAGACTCACTCGCTAGTGCGATCAATAAAAAGTTTTCTGACTTCATTCCGAATATTTACAACTATAACTTTGAAAATGAATCGTGCTGTGTGTACAAAGGAGATTTAGTTGCAGTTCAGGTCGTGAATAACGCCGACGTTGTTCTTGTACGGCATAATCGAATGTTGGGATATTCCTTGGATGTAAACGTAAACCAATCTCGCAAAGACACGGGATGGATGGATACAGAATTATTAAATGGTGCGACTGCCTACGTTCCAGAACGCATACCAAGAATACGGAGAATAGGAAATAAAATACGACTAGAAGCCGAACTAAAAGGCGTAACGACTATGGACACAGAGTATATAAGCTACTATCCTGAGTGGTCGCCCGATAGAGTGTTGCCCTTTACGATTCCAACATCAGGAGGGTACAATGCTGTTTGTCAAATCCAACCAAATGGGAAAGTGAAAATATTATCCACAAGACACCCTACTCCTGATGTGAATTCTTGGTACCCAATTGTTTTTGAATGGTATTTGAATTAATGTACGCGGCGACTATTTAAAGGGAGGTAACGGATATTGGCTATTTATAAAAACGGCTCTTACGCGTTCGATATAAACGCAATAACAGAAGGGAATTACCAATCATCTTTTATATTTTCAACGCAAGATATTAATACGGCAAAGTTGATATTTTATTTACGCAAGGACGGCATCCCATTGCCACTATCAGCCGTGACCGGAAAAGTAATCCTCGTTCCGTCCAGCGGTAAGCAGAGAATACGAGATGTCACGATAGTTGATCCGTTGAAAGGTATCGCAGAGTATGTTTTAGATGAGGATGAAATCAAAATGTACGGCAAATTCAACTGTCAACTCATTCTGAAATATACGAACGGGCAATCACTCTCTGCTCACAAATTCGGGTTTGAAATATCGCAAAGTCTTGCGGATCAAAACATCGCACCTCTCGCAGAATATTACGTCGATGATTTCGAATCATTAAAGGCGTTAATCATAGCGATGTATGACGAAGAAACAGCAATGCTCGACGAATTAAAAGCGAAGTTCTCTGATCTCGACCGAATTGAAACGAAAGAGGGAGCGCAAGAAAAGGCAGATGAAGCGGAAGTTAATGCGAAGGCTTATACGTCCGAACACGCAGCTAAGACGGATAATCCTCACAAGGTAACAAAAGCGCAGATTGGCTTATCGAATGTAGATGACGTGCAGCAGGCGAGTAAGATAGAATTTAAGGCGCATGACGATGATACTACACGGCATATCACGGCTGATGAGCGAACAGCTTGGAACGCTAAAGAAACAACGAATGGCGCGCAAGAAAAAGCGGATAAGGCGCTTGCTGACGCCAAGACTTACGTATCTAACTTTTCGTGGGTTGTTGCGACTTTGCAGAACGGCTGGTCTCACTACAACGGCGGCGAAGATGTAGTTTTTGGAATTGACGCGTCGAAAACAGTATGGGTGCGAGGGGAAGCAAAAGGAGGCGTTGTTGGAACGACTGTTTTTACACTCCCTGAAAACATGCGGCCGCCACGATCTATGGGTTGTATACAAATAGCATCAGGATCGGCACAGGTTGCTCGGATTGCATACAAATTTACTGGGGAAGTCATCGTAGAAAGCGTATCCAGTAACACGAACTATATTAAATTTGATTTCGCGTTTAAAGCGCTGTAGAGGAGGCGTTATCAAATGAAACAAATATACAAATACGACAACAAAATGAATTATGTGCCATCAGAAAATATGATTATCAATGACGGCGAGGAGATTCCGGAAGGGTACACAGATATCCCTCCTGTTAATCCCGACGGCGCCGGCATGTATAAACCGGTGTTCGATAAAGGCAAATCGGAATGGCGCGAAACAGCTACACAAGAATACATCGACAGCTTACAGCCTCCGCCTCCCGAACCATCAGAGCTAGACAAGCTTAAAAAGCAAGTATCTGACCTCACATTCAAGCTGTTAACAGGTGGTGTGATTAAATGAGTGATTGGTACGAAACAATAAAAGATTATTATGATGACAAACTCTGGACTCCTGAAATGGTCAGGGATATGATACCGATAAAGATTTTAACGCCAGAAGAATATCAAGAAATAACAGGTTTTATTTATCCAGCCACGGAGCCGGTTGTCATAGATTTAGGAAGTTAACCAACACCCATTGAGGTGTTTTTATTTTGCCATGAGGGAGGTGAGGGCTTTATGGAAATGGATATTACACAGTATTTAATCACTCAGGGGCCTTTTGCTGTGTTGTTTTGCTGGCTCCTATTCTATGTCATGAAAACGAGTAAAGAAAGGGAAGCAAAGCTCTATAATCAAATTGATTCCCAAAATGAAGTTTTGGGGAAGTTCAGTGAAAAATATGATGTTGTAATTGAAAAGCTAGACAAAATTGAAAGCAAAGTACAATAGGAGGAATAAACGATATGAAAAACTATGACAAAGGCACGGTCATTCGGACGGTGCTTCTTTTGATTGCACTTATTAACCAAACAATGCTGATGCTTGGTAAGTCACCGTTGGATATTTCAGAAGATCAGGTTAATCAGCTTGCGGATGCTCTTTACACTGCTGGTTCTCTAATCTTTACTATCGGGACTACAGCTGTAGCATGGTTCAAAAATAACTATGTGACTATAAGAGGTCACCAGCAAAAAGCAGTTCTCAAACAAAATAATCTAACAAAATGAAGCTGCTGGATAACCCGGTGGCTTTTTTATATTAAAAATAAAGGAGAGAACACTCATGACAATCTCAGTGAAAAAGAATCTTGTATCAGAAGCAAAATACGCTTTGAAATGCCCAAACGCTATGACAGCGGAATATATTACTATCCACAATACAGCAAACGACGCGTCAGCTGCTAACGAGATCAGCTATATGATCGGGAATAAAAGCTCGACAAGCTTTCACTTTGCAGTCGATGACAAAGAGGTGCGGCAGGGCATCCCTACAAATCGTAACGCATGGCACACAGGAGACGGCACCAACGGCACCGGGAACCGTAAATCGATTGGTGTCGAAATTTGTTATAGCAAATCGGGTGGCGCTAAATACTACGCTGCTGAAAAATTGGCTATTAAATTTGTGGCGCAGCTGCTCAAAGAGCGCGGCTGGGGTATTGATCGTGTGTGCAAGCATCAAGATTGGAACGGCAAGTATTGCCCGCACCGTATTTTGTCAGAGGGAAGATGGGATGAGGTTAAGGCTGCCATTGAAAAAGAATTGAAGGCGCTGGGCGGGAAAACATCTTCTAAACCGTCATCGTCTGCGCCTAAAGCTTCTGGGGGCACTTACACAGTCAAAAAAGGCGATACTCTTTCCGTAATTGCAAAAGAGCACGGGGTGAGTGTGGCAACCCTGCAAAGCTTGAACGGTATCAAAAACCCGGACTTGATCAAGGTCGGCCAAGTATTAAAGCTCACAGGATCAAGCACTCCCAGCACGAAACCAAGCAGTAAAAAAACGTCATATGCGCTGCCCTCTGGTGTCATTAGAGTAACAAGCCCTATGCGAAAAGGGGATGACGTAAGGCGTATTCAAAATGCTCTGGCTGCTCTTTATTTCTACCCGGATAAAGGGGCAAAGAATAACGGCATTGACGGCGTGTACGGCCCGAAAACAGCAAACGCGGTCAAACGGTTCCAGTCAGTAAGTAGCCTGACTGCTGACGGCATTTATGGACCTAAGACTAAAGCGAAAATTGAAGAAAAATTGAAGTAA